TTATTTAAATTGAATCTGTTTAGCCTCTCCGTTGAGGTAGTAGGTAACTGTAGGCTTATTAGCGTTAATGTACTCAACGAGTCCTGGCTGAACCGGTGCCACGTATATGGTGTGGTAGAAGAATGATTCAGGGAATATATCGAATCGGCGTGCAGGCGGTACGGTCTGCACGAGCTGCCAATGCGCTTGTACAGACTTCCCATTAGGGAAGGTAAGAGTGGAGTTCTCTCCACCCTGCGCGGATGTAAGTGTCCAGTCCTCAAGGACTACGCTGGTTACGGTGTGGCCAAGCACAGACTCGTCCTTAAACTCAATAGACGGTTTAGGCCATAGGGCGAATAGGGCTATGCCTATGACGACTATAAGAATAATAGGAATAGCGATAATTGACTTAATCTTCATAATTTTCCTCCCTTTGTTTCAATTTATCACTGTACGCTTTTAGGTATTTAATAAAATCCCTTGAGAGTTCAAGTTCTTTAATATCTTTTGTTGGTTTATAGAATTGATCAATAGTAAATGTTAAAAATGAATCAAGCTTACCTCGGCTCTCTAGTTGGCCAAGTGTTAAGAAAAACCGGATAAAAGTATCGGTATCTTCCATTAAATGAGATATAATGGCCCCAATTTCTCTATATTTATCAATCATTGGCTTTGTAGCTAGCGGAAGGGATTCTCTTAAGGTAGTTACCATAAGCTCTTCAAACGAATTTTTATTTGCTTCTAGGTAAAATGAATCGTCCTCAGACAATATGGCCGGTAGATACTCCTTGTGTTCTTCAATCAGCCCATGAGCCGCATTATTTCGTAGTCTTCTAATTTCGATATCGTCGGTCAATGGAAATGCAGTTTTGATATATCGATACAAATCATGAATGAAGTCCGTTTGGGCCTGTGCTTTTGAGGAAGTTGCCCGGACTGCTTCGTGGTGTAAATCCTTCCCTAGTATATAGTTCATATCGACATTAAATAGCGTTGCGTAGGCTCGAATATAAGGAGCGGATGGTTGGCTCTTGCCATTCTCCCAGCGTGATATCATACTCTTGGATACGCCTTCACCTTTTATGTCTATTCCGGCTTTTTGAACCTCTAATGAAAGTTTTTCTCGAAGTGCATCAATAGTTAGGCCTTGCGCGGTGCGTAGTTCTTTTAATCGTTGGCCTATCTTAAATTTTAATTGATCTTCTTTAAGCCTTGAGTTTATATTTAGATTTGTAGTCATTTTTAAAATTCACCTTTCCTCACTTAAACCCTCATCCTACCTATATTATACTCCTAAAGTTCCTCAATAGGCAATTAAAATTTACGAGAAATCACAAAAATGTTGTTGACAGGAACTTTTTGCGGTGCTATCATGTACTCATAAGGCAACTCGGCAACATTTAAGGGTAGCTAATATAACAATTTGATATTGAAAGGGGGCGGGGTATATGATACCACGTAAAGCAATTTCTCCATATCGAAAGCTCAAAAGCTTTATGGTAGAAAATGATATTTCTAATACCGCAGCCGCAAAGGTGATAGGGGTTAAGCCAAACACTTTCAGTAAGAAGCTTAACCGCATTAACACAGACTTCACATTACAAGAGATGCGTACGTTGTGTATAACCTATGACCTTGATGCGAACGTATTTTTTTTACATTAAAGGTTCCTATTTAGGCAACTTTTTATTTTTACTTAGAGGTTCCTAATTAGGCAACTTAAAAGGAGGCGCAAGTATGAGGCAAAAGCAATTTACAACAAGAATGTACGGCGATGCCATACTTGAACGATTAGACGCATTAGGCATGTCAAAAGCAGATTTAACTAGGACTGCAGAGATTTCAAGGTCAACATTGAATCGTGCAATTGAAGGGCGTTCAGTCCACATGGGTACAATCGTTGCTATTTGTCACGCTCTCGGAGTTGAGTCCGTCGAGGATACGGACTTTTGGGAGACGGATTATTACAATCCGAAAATTGATGCTATTTAAAGTAAAAAGGAGGACAGTAAATGCTTAAAAAAGTGATTTCAGTCGCCCAAATGTCGGCTGTCCTTGGTGTTAGCCTAACGGCTATCAGAGAGGGTATCGCGGTAGGTAAATTCCCATTTGCCTATGCCTGGCAGTCACCAGGCAAAAAGTCAAGAGCCTTTGTCATCGACAAAGAAGGCTTTAGGACGTTCCTTGTCCATTCGCTTGGATGGGATACGAAAGTAGTTGATGCGGAGTTTAAATCTGCAGGAATTCATTAGGAGGAATTAATCATGAACTGGAGTAACACATCCTATCATTACACAATATCCGTAATTAAAGGAATTGTAGGTGGATTTCAGTATAGCCTCGACAGAAAATGTAACACAAAACGGTGGGCACCGATGGAACTTGAACAGTTAGGAGCCTCAAATTGGGGATTTTTAAACTTAAAAACGCGCTTAATCGATAGCGCCATCCAAAAAGCCATTAGATTCGTCAAAAGTACCGACATGTCAAATTGTCAGGTATCGACTGTGTATCATTCTGGATTTAGGCACGATCCTGGTTATTTTAAAGGTTTAAAGGAGATGTAAATCATGACATGGATTGACGCAGGAATGCATTTAAGCTTTGCTACTGCTGCAGTAGCATCTATTTTATTAATGATGATGTTATAAAGGAGATCAATTTATGGGCTATATGTTATTGGGGACGTTCCTTGTCGCAGGCTCTATGGGGGCCTTGGAAGTAGACCAAATCGGTTGGGAACAGTTTATATTGCAATCGTTAATCGGACTTGTCATATCCCTATACGGCTTTTACAAAGATAAAGCCGAAATGGATGCTGAAGACCGCGAAGATGTCACATACATGCCGAGAGTGAGAACTCGCGGCGATTATTGCAAAAACCCTTATTACAACTAAAAGGAGACAGAAAATGACAAAAGCTTATGTCAGTAAACAAAAAGCGAGGGACTTCGTATCACGTGTCAGTTTTGACAAAACCAATGCAATTGAAAATGAATACGAAGCGCTATTAATTAAAGAAATTAAATCACTAGATGCCTTTAAGCGTCTAGAAGATGCTCTATCCGAAGCACGAAAAGCAGCTATGGAAATTAGGAAATCGGGATTTGGTGATAGTGTTTTGGCTAGTATGCCGACTTCAGAATTTTTAATAGATCGCATGATTAGTCGAAGTAGGAGTTTCTACCGGGAACCATCAAAAGAATGGGCGACTGTTTGTGAACTCCTGAAGCCGTTCAATGAACGACTATCAAAAGTACGTGATGCCAGAAAAAGTGCTTACAGAATTATTGATGAAGCCCAGACAGGTAGAGCAGCTGCCGATGCGTTAAAAGAAGCGGGTCTAGATTATTACGCGTGGGAAGCTAGAAAACCTGAGATGGTGCTTGATTTAAGCGCTTTGAAAGGTGGTGATTAAATTGCGAGACTGTAACAAATGTCCAAAGCGAGACTACTGCATTCCTGATGAATGCGAGGATTTGGGCATAAAAAATGAGCCTGATGATGCGGCAACATCAACAAGCTCAAATTAGAAAAATATTATTCTACGTTGATTATATCTAAAGGAGGACGTATTTGCAACAATATGAAGAGTTCATATCCGCTAAATCTAAAATGTCAGAATCTCACGGATTTGTTATTGACGCAGGTATGTTAAACAAACACCTATTTGACTTCCAACGAGATATCGTTAAATGGGCCTTGGCAAAAGGTAAAGCTGCCATATTCGCAGATTGCGGATTAGGTAAAACTTTAATGCAGCTGTCTTGGGCGTATGAGATTTATCTACATACAGGTGGATCAGTACTCATATTAGCACCACTAGCTGTGGCCGCTCAAACACAGTCCGAGGGCGAACGTTTCGATATTCCTGTGACTATATGCGAATCTGATGATGACATTGTGCCAGGCGTTAATATTACGAATTATGAGAAATTGGGACGATTTAATACCGATAATTTGATAGGTGTCGTGCTTGATGAATCGAGTATTCTAAAGTCATTTACTGGTAAAGTACGTACGGATTTAATAAATCGATTCAGTAATACACCATATCGGTTGGCATGTACGGCAACACCTGCACCGAATGACTATATGGAGCTTGGCAATCATGCAGAGTTCCTCGGCATCATGAGCCGTAATGAGATGTTATCAATGTATTTCACGCACGATGGTAGTGATACCGCTAAATGGCGATTAAAAGGTCATGCAGAAAATACCTTTTGGGAATGGATGGCGTCATGGGCAGTAGTGCTAGATAATCCGGCATCCCTGGGTTATGAAGATGATGGCTATGAATTGCCTGAGTTACACGTACATGAAATTGTTGTTGATAAAACTGGCGAAGATGTCCCTACTTTATCATTATCGGAACGCCGCAGAGCCCGCAAAGCATCTCTTGAATCAAGATGTCGAGCGGCCGCCGATTTAGTCAATGCATCTAATGAGCAATGGCTAGTGTGGTGCGACCTTAACGATGAATCGACTACTCTGAAAGAAATGATTGATCTCGCAGAGGACGTCAAAGGTAGCGATAAGGCGACTCGAAAACAGGGCATGATGTTAGGTTTTGGTTCTGGATTCCTAAAATGCTTGATAACAAAACCAAGTATCGCCGGATTTGGAATGAACTGGCAAAACTGCCACAATATGATATTTGTCGGTCTATCCGATAGTTATGAGCAGTATTATCAAGCGCTTCGCCGATGCTGGCGATTTGGACAGAAGCATGAGGTGAACGCCTATATCGTAATTTCCGAAAAGGAAGGCGCGGTTAAAGCGAACATCGAACGTAAGGAAGCGGATGCTACAAAAATGAGGGACGCTATGATTGCGCTAACCCGTGACGCTGTTCGTACTGAATTATCTAAGGCTAGACGGGAATCAACGGAATACAATCCGTGTGTGCCGATGGTGTTATCTAACTGGGCAGAAATGAGGGCTGTTATATGACTAAAATTTACATAAGCCATCCATTCGGGGGATTGGCTAAAAATAAAAAGAATGCTGACTCTGTATTAAAGTGGCTGCAGGACAATATGGGCGTATTTCCGATAAAAGAACCTTTTGGTAGTGATACGCATAACATATTCCTATCACCCATACATATATTGGGGCATTTGTACAATAAGGTCGATTATGATACCGGCATAGACTGGTGCATTGACCTTCTAAGTGGCTGCGATGCAATCGTAATGTGCAACGGCTGGGAGAACTCAACCGGGTGCAACTTGGAATTAGCTTATGCTAAGGGGCATAACATAAGAGTCATCCACATCAATGAGTTAAAAGCAGCCAAATTAACTAAATTAGCTGTTGACGCAGGCATGAATATAGCTATAGCCTCCCTATCTGGATTTGCAATGCTGCAAGCGTTAAATAAAAAAGCAAAGGAGGACCTACAACGTGAACGTGCTAAATCAGTTAATTGAGTCTCGATTTGCAATTTATAACGGCGACTCAGTAGAAGTGCTGAAAGGGCTGCCTGATGATAGCGTTCATTACTCTATATTTAGCCCTCCATTTAGTAGCTTGTATGTTTACTCAAATTCAGATAGGGATATGGGAAACTCATCTACTGATAGTGAGTTTTGGCAGCACTTCAAGTACTTGATCACAGAACTATACCGCGTAATAATGCCTGGGCGATTAGTATCAGTTCATTGTATGGATTTGCCACTCACGAAATCTAGGGACGGTGTTATCGGAATGAAAGATTTTCCTGGTGACATTATTCGAGCCTTCCAGGATGCTGGATTCGTGATGCATTCCCGAGTCACGATTTGGAAAGATCCTCTTGTTGAGGCTACTCGGACAAAGGCGCTAGGGCTTTTACACAAGCAGATTGTAAAAGATTCTGCCATGTGTAGAATGGGGGCACCTGATTACATCGTGACATTGCGTAAGCCTGGTGACAATCCGGAGCCCATTGCGCATCCGGAAGGATTTACTCAGTTTTTCGGTCAAGAGGAACCTGAGGGTATCAAAGGAGTTGAACGACCGGCGCCGGATCCAGAGTTGTTTGATAAAAAGCAAAAATACAATACGGAGCCTATGTATAGCCATCAAGTATGGCGACGATATGCTAATCCCGTATGGGCTGACATCCGCCAAACACATACGCTGAATTATAAAGCAGCTCGTGACAATAAGGATGAACGTCATATTTGCCCGCTACAGCTAGATACTGTGGCTCGTTGCATAGAATTGTGGAGTAATCCAAATGATATCGTACTTGATCCATTTGCCGGTATCGGTACTGTACCAGTTATGGCGCTTCGTATGGGTCGTAGGGCTTTAGGTTTTGAGTTAAAAGAATCGTATTACAACCAATCAATTATTAATATTCAGGAGGATTTAAACAATGATTAAAGTTGAAGTTCAAGGTGTTAATGTACTGGATGTATATAATCAGCTAAAAGCTGTGCTAAATCAATTCAAGAGTTTTGTAGATAACGACAGGGCAATGGATGATAAAGCCCCTGGCATAATAGATACAGTGGTATCTACAGTAGCAGCACCGCCCGTGTGCGTATCTAATCTAGCTCCACAAGATACAAATCAAGGAGTGCCTACTACAACAGTAGCTGTGCAACCAAACTCCGTATCCATGACGGTACCTAATGCGTCTGTACAAGTTACTCCTAATCAAGTAGCCGTTACGGCACCAACTGTCAACGTAGCCACTGCAGCACCGGCACAAACTGCAGCACCTGTACAAACACCAGTCACCGCTCCAGTATCTCAGGAAGTTAAGAAGTATACATTGCCTGAAATTCAAGCGGCTCTTGCGCCATTACTTGACGCAGGAAAAGCTGTAGAATTGCAACAATTAATGGCACAATTCGGTGTTCAATACTTGGGTGAAGTACCTGAGGACAGATACCCTGAATTAGTAAATGCAATTAGAGGATTGGGGGCAAGAATCTAATGGCACCTCGATCACATGCATTATTAAACGCGTCGGGATCGCATCGGTGGCTGCATTGTACAGCCGCTCCTCTCCTAGAGGAGAACTTTCCCGATAGTAAATCTTTGTATGCGAGGGAAGGAACCTTGGCGCACGAACTGTGTGAGTTAAAACTACAGAAGTATACCACGGCCATGGCGAAATCCACATACACTCGCAAGTTCAATAAAATCAAAAAGGATGAATTGTGGCAACCAGAAATGGACGATACCTCGGAAACATACCTCGAATATGTTAAAGGCGTTATGTTAGGCTGTACGGCAACTCCAGTAGTAGCAATTGAAAAACGCGTTGACTTTAGCCGTTATGTACCCGATGGATTCGGCACGGCTGACTGTATCATCCTATCCGGCGACACTTTGCACATCGTTGATTATAAGCACGGAAAAGGGGTAGTCGTTGATGCGGAACACAATCCGCAAATGATGTTATATGCCCTCGGTGCGATTGATGCGTATAGATTACTCTATATGTTCAATACGGTCAAAATGACTATCGTGCAGCCCCGTGTTAATAACATCAGCGAATGGGAAATCCCTACGGCAGAACTACTGGAGTGGGGTAATACATTCGTCAAACCTCGTGCAGACGAGGCTATGTCTGGCAACGGTAAATTTGAACCTGGCGACTGGTGCAGATTCTGCAGGGCAAAACAACAGTGCAAAGCCCGATATGAGGCAAACGACTCATTGCATAGTGCGCTAGTTGCTAATCATGATCCTCGACTTATCTCGATGACAGAACTTGGCGAATATCTTCGTCGAGGGAAAGACGTCGCTGCTTGGCTCGAGGATATGAAAGACTACGCACTCACTGAATCTCTTAATGGGGTGACAGTCCCTGGCTGGAAAGTTGTAGAGGGTCGTGGTAGTCGGGCATTTCAAGACACCGATGCTGCTATCGATACTTTAATCAAAGCTGGCATCGATGAAAGCATTCTATATGAACGCAAGACATTAACATTGGCACAGATGGAAAAGACCATCGGTAAGACCCAATTTAATGATATGGTAGGCGATATGATTGTTAAGAAAGCAGGCAAGCCTACCCTAGTTGAGGAATCCGATAAGCGCCCTCGGATTACCAATCAACCTACTGCGGTGCAAATATTTAATGTATCTAATGATAATAATGGAGGTAATTAATTATGTCATTCGTTCCACAACCAACTGAAGTATTATTGCAAAATGTTCGTGTATCCTACTGCCATCTATTAGAACCTTGGGCTAATTCCACACAGCCTGGTGCTAAACCTAGATATTCAGCTACTATTCTTTTGCCTAAAACTGATGTAGCTCAACACCAAGCACTTATGAATGCTATCGAGGCTGCCATTCAAGCCGCGCGTACCAAATTTGGTGCACGTGTTCCAGCACAGCCTAAAGTACCAATTCATGACGGTGATGGCTATACACAATCCGGTAAGGAGTTTGGTCCTGAATGTAAAGGTCATTGGGTATTTACAGCAGCACAAGACGCTAGCTATAAAGTTGAAGTAGTAGATCTTCAAGGTAATCCTCTCACAAATCCTACACAAGTATACTCCGGCATGTATGTCAATGTACTCGTTCGATTCTTCTTCTATTCTAATCAATCCACTGGTATCGGATGTGGTTTGGGACCTGTTCAAAAAGTACGCGATGGCGAAGCATTGGGTAGTATGCCGGTAGCTGCATCCTCTGTATTTGGTGCACCTCAAGGTAGCGCAGCTAATGTATATACAGGTGCTCCAGTAGCAGCAGGTCAACCTGTGCAACAACAAGCACCTCAACAAGGTTATGTACAACCGGCATATGCTACGACACCTCAGCAATCCGTGCAGCAGGCTCCTGTAGGGATTAACCCTTTAACTGGTCAACCTTACTAATAGGTGCCTGATATGAGGCATCTAAGTATTGATATAGAAACATATTCATCGACTGATATCTCATTCGGAGTGTACAAATACACTGAATCGCCTGATTTCGCTATACTACTATTTGCGTATTCCTACGACTTTGGCCCTGTTGAAGTCGTAGATTTAGCACAGGGAGGAGTAATTCCTGACAGTGTGATTCGTGATTTACTGAACCCAGATGTAATCAAGCACGCTTACAATGCACAATTTGAAATTACATGTCTAAATCGTGCAGGGTTACTCACATCGGTTGATCAGTGGCAATGCACGATGATTCATGGTGCCTACTTAGGATACCCTATGGGCCTAGCCTTACTCGGCAAGGCCCTGGGGCTACCCCAGGATAAGAAAAAGGACACATCAGGCAAAGCACTTATCAAGTACTTTTGTACACCATGCAAGCCTACTAAACGTAATGGGGGCCGTACCCGTAATCTACCTAGACACGATATGGATAAGTGGAATGCATTCATTGAGTACAACCGTCAGGACGTTGTGACCGAGATGGAATGTTATCACAGATTAGCCTCGTTCCCTGTACCTGATGATACGTGGAAAGATTGGTATCTTGATATTCAAATCAATAGTAGAGGTGTACGCATTGACCATGAATTGGTTGAAGGTGCCTTATACATTGATGAAGAAAATCGAGAAATGTTGATGAATGAGGCTTACCAAATTACAGGACTTAGCAACCCTAACAGCCGGAATCAATTACTTGATTGGCTAAACAATAATACTAATGTCAGTCTTGAGAAGTTAACTAAGGACACTGTGGCTGATGCTCTGACAGATGCTGATGACATTGCCACAAAAGTACTTATGATTCGTAAAAAGCTGGCTAAGTCATCGGTATCTAAATACACCATGATGGACGGTGCTATGGGCGCGGATCTTCGTCTTAGAGGAACATTACAGTTCTATGGCGCCAACCGTACCGGACGCTGGGCGGGTCGTCTTATCCAGGTGCAGAACCTGCCGAGAAATTACATCGAAAACCTCGACACGGCTCGGCATCTCGTTAAGACCAAAAATCGTCAAGGGTTAGAACTTCTGTATGGCGATGTATCGGATACGCTATCTCAATTAATTCGTACCTCAATTATTGCTGAAGAAGGTAATACATTATGTGTGGCCGACTTTTCAGCCATTGAGGCTCGTGTTATTGCTTGGCTATCGGGAGAACATTGGCGCCAACGTGTATTCGCTGAGGGCGGAGACATATACTGTGCTTCCGCATCATCGATGTTTGGTGTTCCCGTTGTTAAACATGGCGAGAATGGGCATCTTAGACAGAAAGGTAAAGTCGCTGAATTGGCACTCGGCTATCAAGGCGGAGTGAATGCATTAAAAGCCATGGGAGCTCTTGATATGGGGCTCCATGAGGAGGAATTACCTGAAATCGTAAATTTATGGCGCAACGCATCGCCTAGAATACGAGATTTGTGGTATGCCGTTGAGAATGCGGCCGTGTACACCGTTACTACCGGGAATCCTATAGGCCTTGACCACGGCATTATGTTTCGTTTGGAAATTGATCCAATATATGGATACCGATATATGACGATTGAACTACCTAGCGGACGTAAGCTATTTTATCCTAGTCCAAGCATTAAGCAAAATGCATTCGGTAAGGATGCTGTACATTTTAAGACTAAGGTAAACGCTGCATGGGTGACTGAAAGCACATATGGAGGCAAATTAGTCGAAAACATCACACAAGCAGTCGCTCGAGATTGCTTAGCATTGACGTTGCGCCGATTGGAGGATGTAGGATATCAAATTATCATGCACATCCATGATGAAGCTGTACTTGAAATCAACAAGTATAACGCAGAATCAACATTGGATGATGTTAATGCTATATTCTCAATCGCCATACCTTGGGCAGACGGGCTGCTATTATCATCCGCAGGATTTACTAACGACTATTATATGAAAGATTAGGAGGGGATACACTTGCAAAACGATAAACTGATTACCATCAGTATCGGTGCGAGTCGCACATCAAAGCAATGGACCCGTACGGAGATGTTATGGTCCGAGTTTTGTGAACGCCTCAAAATCCCCGTTCGTACAACAGAAACCGTGGACGAGTACCACAGATTGCCAAAATCTGAGAAAAGTAAGTTAAAGGACATAGGCGGCTTTGTGGGTGGTACTTTAAACGGTCTGCAGCGTAAAGCTATTAACGTGTCTGGACGTGATTTGATTACCCTTGATATGGATGCCATATCACCTGGAGAAACTGAGAACGTCGCCCGCACGATCGACAGCCTCGGCATGGCTTATGCTATCTACTCAACCCGTTCTCACACTGTGCATCGCCCGCGGTTACGTGTTATCGTCCCGACTGATAGAACGATGACACCTGACGAGTATGAGCCTATCGCCCGTAAGCTGGCGGAGCTCATCGACATCGGTATGATGGACGGAACTACGTTCGAAGCTTCTCGGCTTATGTACTGGCCGTCATGTCCTAACGATGCGCAATATGTATATTATGTAGGCGATAAGGCGTTCTTATCTGCTGACGGTATGCTCGACCAATATGCTGATTGGCGCGATGTACGTTCTTGGCCACAGGTACCTGGTAAGGAAGCATCGCAGCATGAAAAGCAGTTACTTGCAAAGCAAGCTGACCCGAGAGAAAAGCCTGGTATTGTAGGTGCTTTTTGTCGAATATATGGCATCCGTGAGGCAATCGATAAATTCATACCTCATGCATATGTTGATGTTGATGGCAGCGAGGACCGTTTAACGTTCGTTACTGGTTCAACGGTAGCAGGGGCGGTTATCTATGATGACGATACATTCCTATTTAGTCACCATAATACTGACCCGTGCAGTGGTCAACTGGTTAATGCCTTTGACCTTATCCGGCTGCATAAGTTCCACAGCTTAGACGAGACTGCTAAGGACGGAACACCTGGGCACAAACTGCCATCTTACTTGGCTATGTCTAAACTAGCTATGCAAGATACGGTAGTCGTTAACGAACTCAACATGGCCCGTGCCCGAGAATCGGCATCAAATGTATTTGCTGATATTATCACGGATGTATCGGCTCACGCTGAGACATCCGACCTCGACCCTAATGCGTTAACGAACGTCGACTGGATGAAAAGTTCGACTTTAAAGTACGACGAGAATGGTCGACCTAAGAACACATTAGATAACATGCTTAAAATCATGCATCATGATCCGGCGCTTGTCGGTAGGCTTGCCTATGATAGATTTGGTTCGAGATACGTGGCAAAAGGGGCCCTACCATGGAACCCAACACCAGGACTTCGCATATGGACAGATGCAGATGATGCGGGCTTACGGTGGTACCTAGAAAATAAATATGATATCACCGGCAAAGATAAAATCATGGATGCCCTCATTATGTGCGCTGAGCAAAATGGATTTAATGAAGTACTAGATTACCTTAACGGGTTATCCTGGGACGGCATTACCCGATTAGATACCATATTCATCGACTACTTAGGGGCTGAGGATAATGTATATACCCGTGCAGCCGCTAGAAAGTCATTTACGGCGGCAGTAGCGCGAGCGTTTGATCCTGGATGCAAGTATGACACAATGCCAATTCTTATCGGCGGTCAGGGTATTGGTAAAAGTACTCTTATCCGCACAATGGGCAAGAAGTGGTACGCTGATGGCTTAAATACCTTTGAGGGTAAGGAAGCTGCAGAAGGCATTCAAGGTAAATGGATTATAGAAGCTGGTGAAATGGCGGGGTATTCGAGGGCTGAAGAAAATGCATCTAAGCAATTCCTAAGTCGTCAAGTAGATGTATTTCGTCAAGCTTATGGCCGACGTACACAAGAGTATCCACGGCAGTGTGTATTCTTTGGTAGTACGAATCAATATGAATTTCTAAAAGATATTACAGGTAATCGCCGATTTTGGCCTATTGATCTTGAAATGATGACTCCACGAAAGAATATATTCGTTAATCTTCCGGGGGAAGTAGACCAGTTATGGGCGGAGGCTTTGTATCGGTATAAAAGCGGGGAAAGCCTCATTATCGAGGATGACCCGAACGTACTAAAACTGGCTGATGCGGCTAGAGAGGCGCACATGGAATCAAATACCAAAGCAGGACTGATTAATGAGTTTTTATTAATCAAAGTGCCTTTAAATTGGAATGTGATGAGTCGGAGCGCCAGGAGGACGTATCTTAGCATGAATGCTAAACCTGCTGAGGGTCAAGAGTTAGCATATCGTGACCGTATTTGTGCGGCAGAGGTATGGTGGGAGTGTTTCGGTAACGACCCAAGTCGCATGAAGAAGATCGAGACCAGGGAAATTAATCAGATACTGGCGGACTCCCCATATACAATGGGTGGAAGTCAGTTGATGAGATTTGGTGAATATGGGCATCAAAGAGGGTTCAGAATCAACGAGTCAAAACTGAAATTATAGCGTTAACATTCTCAATTAAGCGTTAACATTCTCAGTATTTTTGTTAACATTAGAATGTTAACGAATTCGGAGAATGTTAACGTACTATGTTAACGCATAAAGTCAGTATTTATCTATATTCATATAGGTTGGTTAACATTGTTAACATTATATACTGGTAAATATCAAAACAAAGAGTTTTAAGAAAAAATACGCCCTTTACAGCCTTAATTTGAACCCTCATATACGCGTATGTAAACATGTTAACGTTTAAAAATTTCAGAGGTGAGAAATGTTAGAAAAGGATATCGAGAGAAAATTAGTTGTAGGCGTCAAACGCGCGGGAGGTAAAGCGTATAAGTTTGTATCCCCTGGTAATGTCGGTGTGCCTGATCGTATCGTCATATGGCCGAACGGCGTTATTCATTTCGTAGAGTTGAAGACGTCCAAAGGCGTACTTTCGCGATTGCAGGGTGTCCAAGCCCGTGAACTTCAAAAGCTAAATCAAAAAGTATTTGTGTTAAAAGGTGATGATGCCGTGTCTGGTTATCTGGATCAATTCACAGAAGAATTCGGGGCGAAAGCGTAATGCAGTTTAATCTGCATGTGTATCAACGATATTGTATCGACAAGACCGTTAATCAAAATAAGATAGGGCTATTCCTGGATATGGGTTTAGGGAAAACGATTATCACGTTATCTGCCATATACGAATTGAAGTACTCTAGATTTGCCATCCGTAAAGTACTAATTATAGCGCCTAAGAAAGTAGCGGAGGCTACGTGGCAACGAGAAGCGCGAAAATGGGACGGTGTAGGTATATTAAGGATATCTACTGTATTAGGCAGCTTGAAAAAGCGCATTAAGGCGTTAAACACACCTGCTGACATCTACATCATCAATCGCGAGAATGTAACATGGTTAGTTGATTACTACAAGAATGCATGGCCGTTTGACATGGTAGTTGTGGATGAATCTAGTTCCTTTAAAAACCACACAGCTAAGCGTTTTAAGTCATTAGCCTATATGCATAACCATATCAAGCGCATGGTGTTGTTAACAGGTACGCCAGCCCCTAACGGATTAATCGACCTATGGGCGCAAGTGTATTTATTAGACCGCGGCGAGTCATTAGGGAAAACGTATACAGGATTTAGAGATTACTATTTCGAGCCCGATCAGAGGTCACGTGAAATGGTGTACTCCTATAAACCTAAATCCGATTCAAATGACAGCATTATGACGGCAATATCTGGGTTATGCATATCCATGAAAGCTGATGACTATTTGGAATTACCTCCAGTAATCAACGATATTAAATATGTGCAGTTAGATGCGAAAGCCAAAAAAGCCTACGAAGATATGGAGCGCACATCTGTATTAGAGTTGATTGAAGCCGACGAAGATATCACAGCTTTGAGTGCAGCAGCATTATCCACAAAGCTACAACAGCTAGCGAACGGTGCTGTATATGATGGCGACAGAAACGTTCACGAGATACATGGTTGTAAAATTGAGGCATTTATGGAACTCGTAGAACAGTTAAACGGAAAGCCTGCATTAGTGTTTTATAACTTCAAGCATGACTGTGAACGGTTAAAAGCAGCATTAGCTAAGACTAAATTAAGAGTCTGTGAATTAAAAGGTGCCGATGATGAGATAGCGTGGAATGCTGGAGAGATTGATATTCTATTAGCACATCCGGCTAGTACGGCATACGGGCTTAACTTACAGGACGGCGGGAACCACGTAATATGGTTCGGGTTAAACTGGAGTCTTGAATTATATCAACAAGCTAATAAGCGGTTACATCGCCAAGGTCAAATGGAGAAGGTAATTATTCATCATCTAATATGTGAGGGAACTCGCGATGAGGATATGATGGATGCACTAGCCCAAAAGGACAGAGCACAGGAATATGTGCTGCAAAGTTTAAAAGCAAGAATCGATAAATACAGAAAGGATGATTAATATGGATCAATTAATAATGGCAGGATTAATCGGAGCCATCGTGGTAATAGTGTGTTACACGACTATTCAAGTAATAGATATCATTGATAATCGAAAACACAAGACAATATATGAGCTAACCCCAGGTAGATTGTATGAGAGACCAAATAATCCCCCGCCGCCACCTACTAAGCTATCAGCTAGTGAAGAACTAAGTCGTTATATAGCGAATGAAGAATTGAGACGTTTCGGAGAAGCAACGAATCGATTTGGCATAAATCTGGAAAAAAATATACCAGATAGGCCTCATAGACCTTCCAGACCTCCTAGACCTCCTAGACATATAGATAAACAATGTGATGATATAAACCACCCAAGCCATTATACACAAGGCGATATCGAGGTTATCGATTACATAGAAGACAAGAAACTAGGGTATCGATTGGGTAATGTAGTGAAGTATGTATCCCGAGCAGGTCATAAGGATGATGCTATTAAGGATTTGAAAAAAGCCCGTTGGTATCTAAATCGGGAAATTGCAAAGAGGGAAGAGCATGACAAAAGTCGAGCGACTACTAATTAACAAAGGGCACTATCTAGATGACACGTATCATCTTGTCATGGATATAGTTAAGGTTATAGATAATCTCAAGGATAATGTTGCCGAGAGATTAGCTGATGATCTGAGTGATGATGCGTACGCCATGTGTGAGGAGATGTTTACCGCTGTTGAGCAATGCAAAGCGGATATGGTAGAAGCCATCGAGGATATTGTCGAACGTATGGAGGTAAAGGATGCAAAAGCGTAGAAGCAGGGCAGATGTGATTGTAGGTGCCATACAGTCAGATTTAAGTCTTGCCATCATACGAGCCCGTAATAGACAACTGAGATCACCTATGATAGATGATAGAATTCGTGAAAGCGGATACATTGACGGATTACTACGAGCACAGATGATTATTAGTAAATATGGGGACTATCGCATATGATGGCTAATGAAGAACTACAAGCTGTCCGCCATACTGAGCAGCGAATGCGTGCGTTAGAGATTCAGCTAGGTGCGATTAATCGAGATTTACATTCAGAAGCTATACAGATATGTGAATCGGGAGATGCTATGCCACGAATCAGTAAGCACTTACAAGAATGTAGGGAGGAGCTGAACAGAGAATGGGATGAATTGATTGATTCTCGAAACAAGGTCAAGCAAGTCATCAACCAAATAACTGATGGACAATACAGGGATGTACTGAATCTCAGATACATTAATGCATTGCCATGGGAGCAGATAGCTGTCGAACTAGGGTATTCGTGGCGACAAGTTCACAGACTTCACAAGAAAGCAATAGCTGAATTCGAAAAGATGGCATAGAATGGCACACTCTTAATTTAATATAATGTAAATGTAGTAGATAGCAGGCAGTGTCTGGCCCGCACAATATGTCTGCCTGCTGCACTGCCCCGGGGTAGACCTTACTTAGTTGAGGTCTACCCTTTTTCTTATTGAGTATCAATGATAATTCCTAATTGAGAAAATAAGAATTTGGAAAAGGTACTCCGCGGGCGAAAAATGGCCGCTGGTCGCCCCCGCGCGATGGTCCTCTCTCTGTGAGAAAAATTTTCCTGTTGAATGTAGAAAGACGAATTTAGAAAGGAGTACACCTATGGCGGACACAAAACCGAGAGTGAAATTTGATGCTGCAGGCAATCTGCTCGTATCCAGCACTCAACTATGTGACCTCTTGCGGGTCACTCCGGAAATTATTTCTCGACATCATAAAGCAGGGATGCCTAAAGCCTCTGTAGGTTGGTGGAATCTCCGGGAAGTCCTCGTGTATTTAGGACAGGCGAAAGGTGATAACGCTAAAAGCAAATCCGCATCAACTCGTAAGTTAGAAGCCGAAGCAGATTATAAAGAAGCAAAGGCCGCGCGTGAAAAGAAAATGCTAGATGTGCTTAATGGAGAATATGTCCCTCGTGCTGATGTTGCACAGGCATGGGCTAGCCGAGTATTGGAGATGAAGACATCATTTACCAAATTAGGTAAGCGTATTGGAAGTGAATTCACGGATCCTGAGGAACGTGCTCGTGTAGAAAAGGTGGTGAATGGTCTTGTCGAAGAATACCTCGAAAGCTACGCACGCGAAGGCGAGTACACGCCGAAAGTCAAAGCCACGGGAAAAGATAAGTCCAAAGGTTGACTGGTTCCCTGAGGAATTAGAGGCATTCAAGCCACCTGAAAGATACACCGTTTCGGAATGGGCGGATAGGTACAGGGTACTGACTAATATATCTGCTGAACCTGGACGATGGCGTACAGCGCGGACACCTTATCTCAAGGAGCCTATGGACAAATTCACGGACCCTCTTATTGAAAGCATCTCGTTATGTTTCGGGGCGCAGATTGGTAAGACGGAAGCTGAGCTTAATATGATTGGGTATGCGTTACACCAAACCGCATCACCAGTCATGATGGTTTATCCGACGGATACTATCGCAAAATTTGCTAGCGATAAACGTGTGCAACCGATGATCCGGAGCGTAGAACCATTGGCAGATATGTATGACGAGGGCAGTAAGCTGCTGGAGTTAGACTTCGTTAATGGGAACTACATGGTGCTTGTTGGGGCGAACTCACCAAGCAGCTTATCAAGTCGGTCAATTAAGTACTTATTCTTCGATGAAATTGATAAGTATCCAGCTTTCTCTGGTAAGGAAGCGAATCCAATTAAGCTGGCTGAGGAACGTACCAAGACATTCGTTGATAAGAAGATTGTAAGAGTGTCAACTCCTACGATTGAAAGCGGCAATATTTGGCAGTCCTATATGGACGCAAATGAACGCAAGCAGTATTACGTGCCATGTCCGCATTGTGGGGTGTCGCAGACCCTCAAATTCAAACAGATAAAATGGCCGGAAGAACACCATGGCAATGCGGATATGATACGTGATACCGCATATTATGAGTGCGAACATTGTAAGCACCGTATTGATGATAAGCACAAGATGGATATGCTCCGGCAAGGTGAATGGCGTGCGGTGAATGAATCACAAGTCCGAGTTGTCCGGTCGGTTGCCTATCATATGTCATCCCTTTACTCTCCATGGGTTACCTTTGGCGATGTGGCATATGAGTTTGTTAAATCAAAGGATAAGCCAAGTGAGTTGATGAATTTTATCAACTCTGGATTAGCGGAGCCGTGGAAATCTGCGAAAACTAAAAGCACACAGAACCTCGTGTTTACGCAGTCGGAAGTTCCTCGCGGTATTGTGCCACAGCATGCGCCACTACTTATCGCCTCTGTCGACGTGCAGCAAGATCATTTCTGGTGGGAGGTTAGAGCCTACGCTCATGGAGTATCAAGTTACTTAGTCGATTATGGTCAAGCAAGTAGTTGGGCAGATTTAACCGAGATACTCATCGATAGAGAATATCCATCAGAGTATGGTGAGGCCCGTAAGATTGTGAGGGCCGGTATCGATAGTGGCTACCGAACAGATGAAGTATATCAGTACTGTGCGCAGTACCCAGAAGTATGCGTACCAGTTAAAGGTGATTCATCACACAGTCCTCTAGCTCCGCCTTATAAGATGAGCAGCATCGAGAAGGGCGTCATCGGAGGCATGAAGCTGTACGTAGTGAATACCGATTACTGGAAGGACTTTATATTTGCACGTATGGTACGTCCGGCTAATGAGCCTGGCACAATCCATTTATTTAAGGATTGCCCAGAGGAATATTCGGAGCACCTCCGGTCGGAGGAAAAGCAAGAAATCCGAAATGTAAAGACCGGAGCAGTTACAGTGCAATGGAAACCATTAACCAGTCATCCAACAAATCACTTGTTGGATACGTGTGTATACAACGCCATGGTGGCGGACTCGGTAGGTGTTAAATACTTACCCGAATATAATCTGGATACCGATGAGGGGGACGAAGATACGGATGATGAAGACTTTAATGCAGATAGCCGAGGTTGGTTTAGTTAAGAAGGAGGTGAGACCATGAGCGCAAGAGAAGACTTGGAGCGTATTCGAACGATAATCGAGGAAATTGAGACGAATGGATACGCCGAGATGTCTGTAGGTGGTAAGCGATTTAAGACGCATGACCTGCCGACATTATACGCCCGTGAACGTGAGTTAATGTCTCGCGTTGATGATGAGGAAGGTAATAGCACGACATCCTACGTGTCATGGGAGCGACGATGAACATACTTGATAAGGTAATAGCTTATTTCAATCCAGAACGAGCTGCCCGTAGAGCATATTTCCGTAGTTCGCTTGAACGTGGATATGATGCGGCGTCAACAGATCGATTGAGTGGCGACTGGATGCCAGTATTTGGTACAGCTGAACAAGTAGCATCAGGCCAACGTGATTTGATTCGAGGTCGTGCACGTGCAGCAGAACTTAATAGTGACCTTGCTGAAAGTGTTGTATTGGCATTATTACGGAATGTAGTAGGTACCGGAATAAAGCCACAGTGCAAAATTAAGACCCGCGCAGGAAAGCTGAATGAAAGACTCAATAAGAAAATTGAGGAAGCTTGGGCGGACTGGGTGGATAAGGAAAACGCGGATATCCGAGGAATATCTACGTTCTACGAGTTGCAAGAAATGGCTCTGCGCCGAATGGTCTATGACGGGGAAATCCTAGTTAATATGACCTCCGAAGGCGCAGATATACCACTATCATTACAGCTTATCGAGGGCGAGAATATCGGAGCCGTATCGGTAAGCGAGAATGGCAACAGTATTGTTAATGGCGTGGAAGTTAATAAATACGGAAGACCAATAGCATATCACGTATTCCAAACAGATCCATTAGGAATACGGTCGTTTAACGAGGCAAGGCTGCCAAGTAATAGGGCTTTTCTATTACATAAGCCTCGCAGACCTAGTGAACTGCGCGGGGTTAGTATGTTAGCCCTCGTATTAAAGCGTATTCATGACGTAGATGAATACATGGATGCCGACCTTATAGCGGCTCGTGTAGCCGCATGTTTCGGCGCGTTCGTAACAAGTAATACTGGGGGTAACCCGATGGTTGCAAATAAGATTGATAGTAAAGGCAAGAAAGTTCGTTCAATGGCGCCAGGGATTATCCAACATCTACGTGCAGGTGAATCAATTTCATTTGCGGAACCTAAGCGAAATGCAGGAACCGCATCAGAATACTCAGCGACACAAACAAGACGCATAGCGTCAGGTATGGGTCTAAGCGCGGACATAGTGACGCGCAATATTAGTGGTAACTTCTCCGCAGCTCGGCAGAATATGCTGGAGGACCAGCAATCATTCAAGCAGATGCAGCGTTTTATAATTGAGCATTTTTGTATGCCGGTATGGCGCGCTTTCATTGAAGCATGCTACCTAAAGGGAATTATCCCGGCCAATGACTATGCAGCAAACCCAAAACTTTATAAAAAGGTAGCGTGGTTAGCTCCAGGCTGGTCTTGGATTGACCCTGTTAAGGAAGTTAACGCTAACAAGGAAGCCATTAAGGCAGGACTCACAACGCTCGAAGACGTATGTAGTGCATCTGGTAAGGACTGGGAAGAAGTGCTGGAACAGCGGAAGCTGGAACAAGACCGCATTAAGGAATTGGGTGTTGCCCTTGATATGAATGGGGACATAACGAATCTAGCGGATGATAGCACCACTGATATGAAAGGAGATGATAGCTAGTGGGGAAATTTGCAAAGAAGCAGCTCTTAGGTAAATATGCCCGAGAGGCGCAAATTACAAATATCGAAGCGAACGATGATCGTACCGTCGAATTGTCCTTTTCCTCTGAAGAGCCATATGAAAGATGGTTCGGAACAGAGATATTGTGTCATGACGACGGATGCATTAACCTAGACCGCTTTAATAATGGATTAGGCACAGTGTTATTTAATCATGACCGCGACGCGGTTGTCGGCCACATCGAAAAGGTGTGGATTGAAGACAATCGAGGTAAAGCGATTGTTCGATTCGATGAAGACGATGAGTCTGAAAAGATTTATCAAAAAGTGCTAAAAGGCACACTACAGGGCGTGAGTGTCGGATATGACATAGGCCGATATGAGGAATTAATCGATTCCGATTCTAAAAGTTCCAATGGCCGGTTTACAGGCCCAGCATACGTAATTACATATTGGGAACCATTGGAGATTAGTGTTGTGTCCGTCCCTGCAGATCCGACTGTAGGGGTAGGCAGAAGTGTAGAAGATAATGAGGAGGAACCTATGAAAGGTGATGCAAAAGCAAAAGGCACTGAGCAAAACGTGCCACAAGTAGTACCGGAAGTACCAGAGTCCGGAGTTAAAGGTTCTAATGCAGATGACGCTAAGAAGTTGATTGCGGCAGAACGTGAACGCGTATCTACAATCACAAGTCTATGCCGTGATTTCGAAGTTGATGGTGTAGATGATTTCATCAAATCTGGCAAATCTGTTGCCGAAGTTCGTGAGGTAGTAATGGATGCGTTGCGTGAACGCAATAAACCAGTAATTACTAAAGTCGGCGAAGCAGATTCTGATAAGTTCCGCATGGCTATGCAGGACGCTTTGATGATGTCTATGGGTATCCCAGTCGCAAATCCTGCACCAGGTGCAGATGAACTTCGTTCTATGTCCTTGATGGAATTAGCACGTGAGTCTATAGCTCGTGAAGGTCTAACTGTTAATTACTCCGATCGATTGGAATTAGCTCGTGAAGCTATCAACTCTACATCCTCTTTCCCAATCGCGTTGTCTAATGTAGCAAATAAGGCCTTGATGCAAGGTTATGAAACTGCACCATCCACATTTGCAACATGGGCTGGAAAAGGCAGTAACCGTGACTTCAAACCAGCAAAACGTATTTTGCTTTCCGAAGCAGCCGAATTGAAACTTGTCCCTGAGGGCGGACAATTCAAGGATTCCCAAATGAGCGAAGCCGGTACGAATGTTAGTGTATTGACATTCGGACGTACGTTCAGCTTAACTCGACAAGCTCTTATTAATGACGATTTGGGTGTATTTAACGATATTTCTTCTAAATTCGGTCGTGCAGCAAAAAATAAAATCAATAACATGGTATATGACCTTTTAAGCGGCAATACTGTGTTAGAAGATGGAAAGGCTTTGTTTAGTGCAGACCGTAAGAACTTAGCAACTACAGGCTCTGAGTTAAGTGTTGTATCTTTAGCTGCAGGCGTAGCGGCTATGCGTCGCCAAAAACATATTGGTGAAAATCGTAATTTGAATATCTCACCTACGTATTTGATTGTTCCACCTGAGCTCGAAGCATTAGCGTATCAAGTAGTTAAATCTGTGGTAGACCCTGCTCGTAGCAATGATACAGTTAACCCATTCAGTGGTCGATTCACTATCGTCGTAGATGCAGCATTAACGGATCCGCATGCTTGGTATTTGGCATCCCGTCCTACAGATGTACAAACTATCGAAGTAACGTACTTAAATGGCATTGAAACACCTCGTTTAGAAACGCAAACAGGCTTCAAGGTTGACGGCATCGAGTACAAAGTAGCAATCGATTGCAACGCAACAGCTCTCGACTTCCGCGGTTTGTATAAAAATCCTGGTAAATAATTAGTAACTGATTAGGAGGTAAATAGATATGGCTAAATTCATTCAAGAACTAGACCGCGTCGATTTTAAAAATACAACAACCGAAATGATTGAAGTAGGGGACATCGTTCCTATCGGTAAAATGCACGGTGTGGCAATTACAAACATTGGTCCTAATTCAATCGGTGCAGTTAAGGTAACTGGCTGTTTTGAAGTAGCGGCATTAACATCCGATTCTTTTGCAGTAGGTGATACTGTGTATTTCGACAAAGATCAAAAGCGAGCATCTAAGACGGACACTAACCCAGTATTAGGCGTGGCTCTTACAGAAAAACGCCCAGGTACTACAGTATTGGAAGTCGCTCTTGTGCCAAATGTAGAAAAGTAATGTAAAGGCGGGCATATGCCCGCCTACTCCATAGGAGGTAATGCACTATGAAATTAGGATATAGGCCTAATGCACTGCTTTCTGTATTTGGTGAGCGAATTACCTACAAAGGCCAAGTTATCAAAGCTAGCGTGGAGATTGGCGAATATGATGGCAAAGGTTCCGGATTTGTCGATAAAGCACTAGCTGATAAGGCTCAGATTTGGGTGCGTGCTAAGGATGTTCCTGAACCACGATCAAAAGACGAAGTGTATATCAATGGTGAAAAATGGTACGTTGATCACATTTCTAACTTTGACGGTACGATGTATTGCCTTGAAATCGTGCATAACGTGAGGGCGGTGAGACCGTAATGAGTAATGAACCTATTACGATTACAGACACAGCTACGCCGTATCTGAATTTCATCGCGGAAACCAAACCAGACTGGATGCGTAAGGCATTAAAGTCAACAGGATGGATGATGCAAAAAGAAATAAAGCAGGGCATCCGGTCGGGTGCACCAGGTGGACGTAGATATCCTAACTTCATGGCACCCGCTCGTCGGGCCGCGTTTGAGTCAGCATTCGGTGCGAAACTCCGAAAAGCATACCAAAGTGGCGGACGAGCTGAACGAGAGGCCTGGGGCTCGAAATCGCGAAATGCCTTACTTGATATGGGTATTAGTGCCAGGACAATCGGATATAGTCCTCTTGGTAAGCTATCGAATGCAGTCGGATATCAATATGACAAGGGCAAGCAATCCGTCCGAGTTGGGTGGTTATCTAATTCGGCTAAACGGTTAGGTGAACGTATCGAGGAAGGATACACCAAGCAGATTACGGAGCCTATGCGCAAGAAGTTATTTGCTGCAGGCGTACCATTGCCTAAGGGTAAATCGATGTTCAAAATTCAGCCACGTCATACTTATGGACCTATGAAAGCAGCGTTACAGCCTAAATTGAAACCTTATATCGAAAATAAGATAGGCGACTACGCTATTTATGGTCCAGCTGCACAATCCGCATCTCGACGTAACTATAAGGTAAGGTGATTTGATGCAACAGACAATTCCACTGTCGCGCATCGTTGAACGTTGGGCTGAAGCCCTAGCGAATGATGAAGCGTTGACTAAATTTTGCAATGACAAATACGGAAAGCCGGCGCAACTGTATGTCGGCTACGACGATGTTGATGCACCGCTCGAAGAAGATTGCCCTTGCATCATATTACTACCGAGTAATAAGAACGAAGGGCTTGCTGATACCTACACATACTCGTTAATGATTGTATGGGGTATCGTCCATAAAGGTGCAACTCGCGTTAAGAATATTATTCGATACGACGGAGCGCTAGAATCGGATAACCTAGGACAGTTAATCATCGAATGCATTTGTAAGGTAAATCCAGCGTTTCCGGTAATCGGCATTGATTATGAATTAGACTCAATGAATTGGCGCCCGGTGTTCACTGGACGTTTAACAGCTACTATAGAAATTCCGCATGTAATCGGCGGGAATATTGAATATTAAAGGAGGAAATGCATATGGCAACAGCAAAACGTGCGCAGGGCTCTCAGTCCCATGTGGCGATTGCGTTTGAGGCGGATTTTGGTACAACGCCATCCACTGGTGGTGTAATCACGCCAATCATATCTAGCTCTATAAAAGCTAGTCAAAATTTAAACGATTCTACCGTAATCCGCGGCGATCGTAATCCTGCAGCGCCATTCCGTGGCAACATTGACACGTCCGGTAGTTTAACCGTACCTGTTGGTGTAATCGACATTGGCTACTGGTTAAAAGCTGCATTTGGTCAACCGACTTCTAATACAACTGGCCAAGCGCCAAATAAGAAGTCCGAGCATGTGTTTAAAATCGGAAACACAATGCCGTCGTTAACTATTGAACAGGGCTATCCTGATGTTAACGTATTCCAACAATTCGCGGGTGCGCGAGTTAGTAAATTAGGCTTTAAATTTGGCGGTGATGCCGAATTAACTGCATCTGTGGATGTAATGGGCTGTAAGGAAACATTAGCGGTCACTACATTTGATGCTGCAGCTAAGGCGGTTAATTTCTTACCATTCCAAAACCTTAACGCAACCATTAAAGAGGGTGGCGTCACTGTGGCCAATATCCTAAGTTGTGATATCAACTTTGATTTTGGCTTGGACGGCGACTCTTACGCTATCGGCGGTAAAGGATTTAGAACATACATTGACCCAGGTATTGTGTCAATTTCCGGGACAATTAAAGCGTTCTTCCAAAACAAAGACCTTTTAAACAAAGCGGTTAATGGTACAGAATCCAGCTTGGAATTGCGACTTGAACAAGATGACTGGTCGCTTACATTCAAATTGCCTGAACTTGTGTACGAACGACAATCTCCAGGCATCGATGGTCCTCGTGGCGTCAATATTGAATTGCCGTTTAAAGCATACTATCGTGCAGATGCTGGTCGTTCCGCATCCATCATTACTTTAGTTAATAATCAAGAACAATACTAGGAGGTGCCCATATGGCATTTGAAGATATTCAAGTAAGGGGTTTAACATTCGCTGAACGTGGCGAATTAATTAAATCCGGTTTAGACCCATTGTATACCCCAGTTCCGGAAGAAGCACCGGATACAGAACGCCTATTACGTTCTCGCGACCTTGCGCAATGGATTATGCAACACATCTATGGCTTGACAGAAGATGAAATCAACGCAGCGCCAGATAATGATCTTATGGAAGTTGCACTCGATACCATGCGCTTTACGCACGAAAAAAAGGCTGAAATCGAAAAAAACTAATTGATGCAATACTTTGGCTTAACTCCGATAAGCCAAAGTATTGCTCTGATTGTATCAAGATGCAACGCGAGACTAAACAGCATTTTGACTGTACGGAGTGTGAGTTTAATTCCCCGCATCAATTAGATGGAACTAGACAAGCCATGCGAGTATACAATGCAAGTCGAATGCAGCGACGTTGGCATTCAGGAGGAATTGCTGGATTCGATATGCCTGCGGTGTTAGAAGTGGCGAGAGCTTACGGCATCGAGCCACTGCCGCACCTTATTGATTTGCTTGTAATTTTGGAAGCTAAAGAGTTGGAGGTGGCGCACAAGAATGGCCAATAATTTAATTGATATTGTCGTTCAGCTGACCGATAAGAATACGGAAGCCGGACTCAAGAAAATTACGGCAAGTGCCGAAGGCGCCAAATCCGCCCTTGGCAAAATGAAGAATGACCTCATGGCGATAGGTGCGGGAGCTGGGGTTGTAGGACTCGGCGCCAAACTTGCCAAAGAGGCTATCCAGTGGGATGTAGCAGTTAAGAAGTTATCAGGCATTACCGGTGCTACGGCAAAAGAAACCAGTGAACTATTAGCAGTAGCTAATTACATGGGTATTGCTATGGAGGATAGTGCAGGTGCATTTGCTAAGTTCTCTAAGAACGTCGGAGCGGCCAAAGAGAAAATGGAAGTCGCTCGGGCAGAGGGTAAACTCGGAACTGATATATTCAGTAAATTAGGATACACGCTTGAACAGATTCAAGGCAAGAATACCGTTGAAGTGTTTAAGATGATACAGGAACGTCTAAGAGGCATGAAGGACGGGGCTGAAAAGACTCGTGTCGAAATGGAACTCTTTGGGCGTACTGGGTATCAGATGCACGCCATGCTTAACATGTCCGCTGAACAGATGGACAAGGTGGCTGAACGTGCCAAGGCAATGGGGCTTATCATCGACGATGATACCGCAGCCAAATCTGCGAAGCTAAATCGGGAATTAAAGGATTTAGAAAATACAGGGAAAAGGCTTGCAGTATCTATCGGCCATGAGTTAGTTCCTGTATTTAACGACTACGCAAAAGGCGTATTAGATGTAGCAAAAGAATTCGAGACAATGACCGCTGAGCAAAAGGAAGCTATCGGAGGTATTGTCAAATTCGGTGCAGAAGCCGGTGCAGTAATTATAGTTATGAGATCACTGACTAGCGCACTTGGATTTATGCGATTGGCCACACTTGCCGCAGCAGGTCCTTGGGTAACATTAGCTACAGTAATTGGGCTTGCCGGAAAAGCATTGCTTGATTTTCGATACAATGAAAAAACATCTGGCTCTTATATGGGTGTAGATGTTGATGGGAAGCGTATTCACAAGAATACGAACTCAACAGCAGGCTTGTCTGACAAGTTTAGGGAATCACACGATACTCGATATTGGATTGAGGATAGTGCGTGGCTGGGTCTTGTAAAAAATGACCGCTTAGCTACAAAAGAAGAAGGCGCTAGAATCGATGCGGCTTTAAAGCAAAAAGAAGAGGCGGATGCTGCAAAGGCTAAACTCGATGAAGAACTTGCAAAAGCAAAAGAGGACCTTGCTAACGGCGGCGCGTTAACTAATACTGAGGCTATCAATAAGGCAAACGAGGAAGCAGCGAAAGCGGCCAAAGCCCAAGAACAGGCTGCTAAGAAAGCCCAACAAGCAGCCGAGAAGTTAGCAAGTGCCGTAGAGCGCATGTCTGAATTATATCGGTCTCTTACTTTGCAAAGCTTACAAATTGACGGCAGTCAATACGAAATTGATAAGTTAACTGCTAAGAACCAATATGAGTCAAATGAAAAAAATATTCGTGATATTATTCGCTCTGTTTCAGGCGTGAATAGTGGTGCTATAGGACAAGCCGCAGGTGTACTAGACGCAGCTAATGAGCAATTAGGCAAGGCATACAAGCTAGGAGCAGATGGTACCTGGGCAACGGATTGCGGCAAGCTATTTTCTGATGCAGTTAAACAGTCTCTAGGGGCGGACGTACCACGTCGAGTTGATAAGCTATGGGAAGCGGCTGCTGCTGTAGGGGCTTGGCACCCAGAAGGTGACGGATACATTCCTAAAGCCGGCGATGGTGTGGTTGTACTTGGTGATGAACACATTGTTATTAGTGACGGGAACGGAGGCTATACTGGTGCTAATACAAATGGAGTGGTCGCTAAGCCATCTGTTACCGCAGATTTCGGTGCTATCACTGGATATATTGACACAGCTAAGTATGCAGGTGCTGCATCAAGCGCCACTGCTGATTCTGTCGGCAGTGCAGAAAATGCTAAGAAACTAGCTGAGTCTGACCTAACTGCTTCCGTTCGTGCTAAGAATGAAGAGTTGTACCAAAAGCGATTAGCTGAAGCACAACGAAATCAGACTATCCGCGTTCGCAAGATGAACGAGGATATTAAGAAACTCGATCTTGAACGCACCGGCGACCGATTGCAATTACTCAAAGCGGAAGCTGAAGCACAAAAGGCGCAGATTGACGATAACGTTCGTGAGTATACAAAAGCCGTAGGCGATAAGGAACTCGCTGAAAAGAAAGCTCAAGCAGAGCGACTAAAAGTGGCGTCTGATACTGAGCAGAAAATCAGAGAGTTGGCGTACACGCAAACGAGTGAAACCGTTGACCACTTAACCAATATGGTTGCGCTTGGTCGATTGTCTCGTAGTGATGCGGACGCACTACTTGCTGAAGAGTTAAAGACCTATATTGACTATGCACGGAGTGAAGTGAATGAGGCCCAGTTAACGGCTACTCAAAGGCTGCAGATTGAAAAGAACCTGTTAGAGTCCCAGCAGAAGCTATGGGAACTTGCCGGTCGCAGTCTGAAAACGAGCCTACAAGAAGCCGCTCGCCAGTATAAGCAAGAGACTACCAATTATGCTGATTTAGCAAAGTCTACTTTTGATAGTACGATGAGCTCTATCAATTCAGCATGGACAAATAATCTCGAGGCTATGGCAACAGGAACGAAGTCATTCAGTAAAGGCATTAAGGACATATTCAAGGATATGACAAATGCCATTATTAAGATGATGATTCAGTTAACGTTCCAACAATACATCATGCCTAAGTTGCAAGGATTATTTGGTGGTGCAGTAAGTGGTATTGGCTCACTAGGTGCTGCAAAAGGGACATCGTCCTTTGCTGGTGGTGGTTCGTTTAGTTCTGCATTTACCGGTAATCGATTCGCTGCCGGAGGAAAAACGAATCCAGGACTTATGTTGGTTGGTGAAAACGGACCTGAACTATTACAGTCCTCTGGATCCCATCGTATTTACACAGCAAGCGAAACCTGTAGATTAATGGGCGGCGCTACAAGCAACAATGTAGTTGTTAACATTGTTAATCAGTCTGGCCAAGAACTCGAAAGCAAGCAACAGAACTCTCGGTTTGATGGTGAGAATTATGTTATCGATGTAGTAGTTCGTGCTATGGAATCAAACAAAGGAGGTATGCGTGACGCCATCAAGGCATCCGCAGTATAACTATGGCAGTATTTCCAGATATTCGATGGCCGATATACCCAATTCAGGAGACTACTCCAGATATTTCGTATAAAGGCCAAGTTGAAAACATGACGCTAATCACCAGGAAAAAGACGACAAAGACTCGGCGGACATATTCCGTAGGGTACAAGTTACCAACAGCTGATTATTATAAACTTCGGTCATTCTTCGATGAAGTCAACTGCTCTGGTATATTTGCTTGGGTTCATCCGGAAACACGGGAAACACTAAATGTACGATTTGCTGATCAGTTAGACTTTGCGGCGAATGATTACGGAGTGTGGATGGGAACCGTGAAATTACAGGAGGTATAACATGTTACCGCTCTCAACGGCATCGATTTTAGAGAAAAACCAAATATCGGCCACAGGTGTGTGGTTAATGCTGTTAGAAATATCCTATAAAGGGGATACGATTCGATTGGTATACAATACGGAGAATATCCAATTTCAAGGCAATACCTATATCGCATTTCCATTTACCATTCAAGATGTCACCGAGAACGCAACGGATTTGCCTAATATTAAGTTATCTGTATCTAACGTTACTCGGACAATCCAGCGTATGGCAGAGTCTAATAATGGATTCACTGGAGCCAATGTCATCATTCGTGTAGTGAATACGAACATACCTGATGTGTGCGAGCAAGAGGAGCATTTCGTAATTACGGGAACTCATGCAAACGCAGAATGGATGGAGTTTACACTGGGTACTGACTTTAGCTTTACTCGACGCTTCCCATTAATCCGTGTGATGAAGGATTTCTGTCCGTTCAAATTTAAAGGGGTTCAGTGTGGATATAAGGGTCACGAAAATCAATGCAATAAAACCCTAGCGCGATGTCGTGAATTGGGGAACAGTACACGATTTGGCGGAGAACCTACTATCCCGCAAGGAGGACTGTATGCATCCAATAAGTGATTTGACTGATATGATAGGTACCCCATTCTCGGAAATGAAATGCTGGGATGTAGTTGTTGAGGTATATCGGCGTAGTGGAATATCACTACCCGAATATACCCAAATCCAAATGGATGAATGGCGCGAGGTTCGTGAGCCAATGCCAGGGAGTGTTTTGGTATTTGCGCTATATGGTAAAAATCTCGATCATGTAGGGGTTTATCTTGGTGAAGGTAAATTTATACACGCTACTGAACACAGTGGCACCTGTATAGAGCATATATCAAAATACGTGCCTCGATTGAAGCACATTTATGAAAGGAAGGAGTAGCAGATGGTTAATGTAATCATTGTAAATAATCCGTTCAAGCCAGAGCAACGGGATACAAAATATTTGCCATTTAAACAGGGCAAGTCTATCAGCTATTACTTCAGTGCACCTGGTGAATGGGCGTACTCAGTAAATGGACATGAAGCAGCGCCTGATACAGTTGTGAACGATGAAGACTACATTGTAGTAATGCCCCGAGTTGAGGGTAAATTCTTTGGTGTTCTTCTATCAATCGGGATGGCTGTATTTACCGGTGGTATCGCTTCGGGTGCTATCTTTGGTATACAAAGCTTAATTTGGCGGTCAGTAATTGCTATGGCGGTAGGGATGATAGGTAATGCTATCATTTCAAAGTTAACTGCCCCTAAGGTTGACCGTTCGAATTCCGAACAGTCAAATACATATGGCTGGGGAGGTACTGAAACTGTTACCGGACAAGGTTACCCTTTAGCCGTTACGTATGGCCGAATGAAAAGCGCTGGGTTATTATTATCCCGCCATGTAATTAGTGATGGTGAAAAGCAATATCTTAATCTCTTATACTGTGCCGGTGAGGGCGAGTTATCAAAGATAGAAGATATTCGTATAAACGCTAACCCAATCAGTAATTATAAAGATGTGCAGGTGGATATCAGAAAGGGCACAAATGACCAAACAGTTATCCAAAATTTCAATGATAACTTTGCGGATCAATCCCTAAACTATGAATTGACTGAATCATGGAATACGCAACAGGTACAAGGCGATGCGTGTGACGCGATAGAGTTAACTGTTGGATTCCCAAACGGATTATATTATTCAAATGATAGCGGCGGCGCTGACCGTACGTCTGTCACGTTGAAAGCAGAAATCCGTAAGGTAGGCGATGAGTCCTGGCAGGCATTACCTTTAGCAAATCAAAAAGGCATGGCCGGTCACATTAAGCGTCGGGATGCGTGGAACTTTATTAAGTCAGACAATAGCGTGACGAATACATCTGATTACGCAGGACGAATTGAAGAGGCGACAAATAATGCGTTTTATCGTGTATTTCGATTCGACAATCTCGAAAAGGCTCGCTACGAAATTCGTATGCGATGCAGTGCGAAAGATGGGAAAAGCCTGCGTCATGTTAATAAGGTCTACTGGGTACAACTAACTCAAATTATATATGACGATTTCGTGCATCCAGGGAAAGCCCTCATTGGAATTAAGGCTTTGGCCACATCTCAACTAAGTGGAACTGATCCAAAAGTGACATGGATTCAAGAACGTTCAGAGGTGTATGTGTTCAATCCGTATATCAATAAGTACGAAGCTCAACCAGCGGATAATCCGGCATGGGCTGCATATGATTTAATCCACATCTGCCGTAAGATTGGCGGTGAATATATTGTATTCGGACAGCCCCATATGCGCCTTGACTATAACGCATTTAAGGCATGGGCGGATAAGTGTAAAACGAATGGGTTTACATTCAATTATATATACGACACCGCTATGCGATTATGGGATGCGTTAAAGTATCCAGAGGCAGTAGGTCGAGGGAAGGTAATTCCTGTAGGAACCAGGTTCACATGCGTTAGCGATTATCAATCTACACCGGTACAGTTGTTTACTGTAGCCAATATAAAACACGGCAGCTTTACTGAAGAGTTTCAAGGTGTGGAGGCTAGGGCTAACTCTGTTGAAATATCGTTCCTTAACAAGGATAAGGATTATGAGCGAGACGTCATTCCAGTATATGGGGATACTTACGATGAGTCGGATACGCTAACAAATCCGGCACAAGTTGAACTCATGGGGTGCACTAGTCTTGAGCAGGCCTATAAACACGGTAAGCATTTCTTGCGATGTAATAAATATGAAATACGTACTGTGACAATAGAGGCGTTTACGGATGCCATAGCGTGCACGGTAGGAGATATTATTTTAATTCAGCACGACATACCTGAATGGGGCGAGGGCGGTCGTGTGGTTGCGGTAAGTGGCCAGACGATTACACTTGACAAGGAAGTGTCGGTACAACCAGGGAAGAATTATCAGTTGCTAATTCGTAGCAACTCTACGGATATCGTCTCTACGTTTAACGTAGTAAATGTATCAGGTCTCAATGTGATTGTTAAAGAGGCTATACCGGTGCAGCCTGATGCGGTATATGCATTCGGAGAGGTCTCTAAATCGGCTAAGCCATTTCGTGTGTTGGCTATTACAAAGACACTATCAGAAATGACTCGTAAGATCCAATGCATGGAATATTATCCAGAACTTTACGTATCGGATGATGACACGGTGCCAAGTATTGATTATACGAATCACGGTGCATCTGATATTCAATCAGTAGGGTTAGTGAGCGATGTCTATGGTGCTAATGGCATCATGTATTCACGTATAGGTGTAACGTGGCAGTTACCTCGCGATGGAAAAGTCTCAAATGTAGTTGTGAATTACCGAAACGTAAAAAGTGATACATGGACATATATCGGAAACTACCCAGCATCCACAAATACTACCACGATATCTGATGTGCTGCTAGGTGCGACCTATGAGGTGCGGGTGCAGGCTATTAACGAGTTAGGGCAGCTGACTACTGGTATTACTAAATCGATTAACATACCTAAAATGCAAACGCCAGAGGATGTGCAAAATTTGCACGTACTCAGTCGATATAATCAGACTGCAGATAAGAGTGTGTACTACGACTTACAAGTACTATTTGATCCACCTAGTAATCCGGCTAACTTCGATGTAGCTGAAGTGTGGTATATGCTAACCGCTAAAAGCGGAAAGCCTGTATCCGGTCAAGAATGGCAATATGCGGGAAGTAGTACAAGCCAAGTGATCATTAAGGCATTGGGCCCAGGTGAGACATATCGAATCAAAGCAATCTCGGTTGACCGATTTGGCAACAGAGCAGAAACAGCCCAAATGGTTGATGTGCTAGTCAAACCAATGGATGCAATACCTGACATGCCTAGTAATTTTGGTATTACGTTCGGTAGAAATGCCACCGCATCATGGGATGAGGTGCTGAATGCTGACGTCGACTATTACGAATTACGTACCGATAATAATCCTGGTAAAGATACGAATGCTTTATTGGCAAGAGTTAAAGGTACATCTGCTGTACTTACCCTATCTAAACGAGCGGATACTGTTTATTTATATGCTCGCAGCACGTTGGGAAAATACTCGACTGCAGCAACATATGAATATAACGTTCCGCAGTTGGCCGCGCCTGAGCTTGTAGTAAAAAGCCAGTTAGGGGGATTTAATCTTTACTTCTCAACTAAGCCAGCACAAGCATATGCAATCAGATGCCACGTGATCGGAGATGAACGCACCGATGATTTTGAAACTACTAGCACCATGCTGACATATTCGAACTCAGCCGGAATATACCGGATACGTTGCTCGTTTGTGGATGTGTTCGGAGATGGACTCGTTAACGAGAAGCAAGTCGTGATTAAGACACAAATTGATGCGAGCTTGTTAGACCTTGAGTCTCTCGGACTGAATAAAGTTGATGAGCGAATTAAGGAGCTTGATAAGAAATTCAATACGAATTCTGAAGAGACCACTAGAAGAATTACGAATTTGGCGTCACATACGGAATCTCGCATTACTGAGTTAGCTGGTAGCATCGATTTGCGAGTTAAAAAAAGTATTGGTGAGATTGATGGTGGTGAGTTGGTATCTCGCATTAACCTCAGTCAGTCCGGGGTATACATTGCGGGGAAATTGATTCACATCACTGGAGCGACTAAGTTCGATGATAACGTCATTGTTAATAAGATGATTCAGGCCAATGCAGTTACTGCCGACAAATTACATGTTGATAATTTAGCGGCGGTGTCCGGTACAATCGGGTTACTTCGATCAAGAGAGACCGGTGCTCGTGTTGAGATTCAGGATAATCTTATTACAGGCTTTGATGACGATAACAACCCTCGGATTAAACTTGGATGCTGGTAGGAGGTATTATGGAACCGCATGTATTAGCTTATGATGCTAACGGAAATATCATACTAAATCTCAAGGAAAGGCTTACACGTATCGAGGGGAGGATGTATGTATCTGACATTCCTAATCGACGTCAACAAATTACTGTGAATGGATTGCTGCCTGGGCAACATGTCTGGGCTGCAGCCATGGGACAGTACTTAGTGGCAGAGGTTAGGGGCAATATCATAACATATTATTTTGCAGTGTCCCAGGATGAATATAATATCAATCGTCAATTTAAAGATCTTACATATGAAGGGTGGTTGGCGTATGGAATTTATTAACATCCAAAATAAAGAAGGCGTCACGATTATAAACGATACCTATGACAATCTAGTATATCTTAGCTTCCCTAAACAAAAAGATGCAGTTCTCTACACTGGGGCAATGAGGGGGATAACGCCAACGGTTCAAATCCCACTCAAACCCATAGCTTACACTCCTATGATGGTGCCTACAAGTAAATTCCAGTATGGATATATTGCAGGGGAGGCTAATGTAATCCAGGTCTTTTATGCCACTAATTACGTATATCATGGTGACGCACCTCTTATAGCAGTATCAGTTCCACAAGGATATGAATTCGCGGCTCAGTGGGTTCATAAACGTCGTGAACGATTAATGGTACTGGTAGTGGATGTGATTAAGCCAGGCGAAAAGGTAACACAAGCAATAATTGACGAAGTGAAAGCTGGCATCAAGTTCTACTGCTTCGGCTATTTCGAGGACGTTGCAGCCAATGCAGACACGCCCCGTATTCGATTTGTTGATAAGGTAGGAAGTAGTAAGCCTAATACGGCATTGCAAGTTCTTGGCCGACACAAATACTATAAAGCGTCTTGGACAGCAGATTACAATCTACAGAATGATGTGATATATGATAGCCGCATTAGGTACCTACGCATAATCGATCATTACGCGCACGATTGGTATAACCAGTTATCAAACTACGTTCCGGATACTTTTACAAACATGGCTCGTGACCCAAAGACGTACGGCGTCAAGGTTGCAATTATACCCATGTCCGTAATCGATGTATCTGTTTGGGGGCCAAATATCAATAATGGAGATAAAAAGTCACACACGGGGCGAGTGTGGCAAACGTTCAGATTTCACGATGAGAGTACCGTATCGCTGAAATCGTATCAGTTCATTGCTTGGAATACAGTCACCACGTATCCTGTAGGTTGCTCGGGTAAAACCACATCTCAGTATTTGGTGGTCGATGTGACCGGGTACGATAAACAAGGTACGATTCCATTCAATTAAGGGAGATGATAAATAATGAATGTAAAAGATATAGACCTCAATATTGGCGAGGATTTCGGGATAGTTTACGCAGTCCAAGATGACAATGTGGATTTGACAGGGTTTAAGTCAGTATTCGCCATACGAAAGCGAGCAAGTGGTCCGCTTGTTATTAAAGTGCAAGGGGTAGCATCTGGGAAGATTGCGACATTCAATATTTCCGGAAAGGATACCCTAGAAATTAAGTCCTTTGGTGAGCATGTGTATGATGCTTTTGCATATAAGGAATCGGAGCCTAGCCGATACTACAAACTGGGCATGGGGGTAGTCAACATAATTCAGGATGTGGCCATGCATGATTAGAGGAGGAATGTATTATGCAAAACAAAGTGTTACCAGTAAGAATTGAAAGTCCGATTAAAGTAGAGGCGGAAGTAAAAGCAACCATGGTAGGTGATAATGGAAAAAGTGCTTATGAAATCGCTTTAGCACATGGATTCGTAGGAACCGAGGAGGAGTGGTTGGAATCCTTAAAAGCAAAGCTGCCTAACTTATCAGGAGTTATGTCAGCACTTCAAGGTAAGAACATTCTTATTAATAGCGGTACCCTTGAAGCGATATTAACTGCTATTGTCCATGCGTTGGCTGAACAGCCTTATGCACCACTTACATTTAACGAACCAAGAAAAGGGGATACTGAAATTCGAGTATCCGGGCAAGATGGCTTTAAAGTTCGAGTGAGTGGCAGTGCAGAAGCTGTTGAAATTCAATCCGGAAATGCAACTATTAGAATTCAGCCTTATGGCGCAGATGATATTTATCTCGAATATCTTAACTTAATCGATCATGTCGTTGATACTGTTAAAATCAAAGGTCTTGTTGAATTCAATCCGGAAACGGCTACAGAAATTTTACCTAAGCAGTTCTATGGCCGTAGCGATTTGGAAGGTGAACTCACCTGTCCGAATGTTGTTAAAGTTGGTGCATTAGCATTCGTTGGAACCGATCACAACATTATCAATTTGCCTAAGGCCACTGATATTGATAGGGATGCTTTCGCTAACAGTTCTCTTGCCGTAATCAATATCCCCGCATTTGTATGGGCAGATGATAACCTTGATTTAAAATCTTATGATCTCATTAGGGTTAATAAAATAACTGTTAGCGAGGAATCTCGCCCACCACGAAATGTCATGATGCAGAAAATTTCATTAGAGGTCTACAATCCAGATCACAGCAAGAAATGGAATCTTTATAACGAGAAATGGGAGAAAACGGAGGCCTAAATGGACGAAATTAGATTATTGCTAATGGACTTCGGAATACCTCCATATTTTGCGGATATTGGCTTTTGGGTGACCCTTTTGGGGGTCATCTGGGCTGCTCTGCGGGGCTCGTTTAGGGCGATGGTGTGGTTCTTAGAGCATACTTCGCTAGTTGCGGTTAAGCAAGAATTAGATGACCATTTGGCTCGACGCATGGATAAGCAGCGTAAGGACTATGACGATAAGTTATCCGATGCTATCAACAGTATCGCTGATTTAACAAAAAGCAATCAGGAAATACTAAAGCAATTGGTCAAGCTGGAAGAACGAGATGCAGCGAAATTTCATAGGCTTAATAACCTCGAAACCACAGTTCAGAGTCTGAGTACTGAACTGATGCATATCCAAGTTCTAAATAATATGCCAATAGGAAGAAGTATCACGCTTAATACCGATGATATAGGAGGTGACTGATA